GCGGAGATTGCGTTGGCTGAGGCGAAGTTCTCGGTCGCCGACGCAGAGGACAACCAGATCGAGGTTGCGAACAAGTTGACGGAGGCTCGCCGCCAGTTGCGTATCGCCACGACCGGTCTGACTGAAGGTGACAAGGAACTGGTGCCGTTCCAGGATGCTGTCACCGCCGCACAGAAACGTCAGAAGGATGCGGCCGAGGCATACCAAGAGGCGATTGAGAATCAGACCGAGGCGTTGAATCGGTACAAGGAAACGCTCGAGGAGTTGGGCAATGTTGCCGAGAACTTCCCGAAGATCGCAGCGCGTGTGGGCGCACCAGACCTCATTCCGATCGTGCCAACCCCGACGGGTGGTACGGCTGGTGCAACCACGACCACACCCGCTTCAACCAATGTCAACGTGATGGTGAACTCGAGTGTCGTGAACCCGCAGCAGGTCGGGCAGGAAATCGCCGACTATCTGCGTGCCTACCATCTCGGCGGCGGCGACCAGCGCTACTACACGGCGGTCTAACCGATGGCAAAAACAGCCATCTGGGGACAAACCTACAAAGTCCTCCTCGACACCGGGCTACTCCAAAACGAGTTCCAACTCGACTCCTCCCAACTCGACGGCACCAACATCCTTGACGGCACCATCGACTTCGCAGACGTCACCGAATACGTGCAATCCGTCAGCATCCGCCGCGGCAGACCAGACCAACTCGCACCGATGCCCATCGGCGTGGCCACCATCATCCTCGACGACCAGGCATCACAACGCGCCTTCGACCCTTCCAACACCGCATCGCCCTACGTTGAGTCCGGCTACGGCATCGCCCCGATGCGCTACGCCCAAATCTACGGCGGCACCGCAGGCGACGAACCGCTCTTCATCGGCCGTGTCCGAGACCTTGACATCGACTACCAGCAACCAAACGTCTCACGCGCCATCGTCAGCCTCGTCGATGACCTCGCGCAACTCGGCCGCACCAACCTCACCGCATTCAACCCATCCAGCCAGTTGACCTCCGCCCGCGTCTCAGCGATACTCGACCGACCCGAAGTCGGATACTCGACCGCGACACGCAGCATCGCCACCGGCAACTTCACGTGCGGCACCGTCGCCTACGACAACAACGACAACGTCAAATCCGCCATCGACGCAGTCGTGATTGCCGAAGACGGACGGTTCTTCATCAGCCGTGGCGGCACCGCAACATTCCAGTCGAGCATCGACTTCACGTTCGGGACAGCAACCTTGAGTTTCGGTGACGCAGGCGGAACCGCCATCCCATACCAGGCGTTGTCCGTCGGCTACGGAGTCGAGACCCTCTACAACAACATCCAAATCGGTGTGCAGGGTCTCGCCCTGGCGACCGCAGCCGACTCCACCTCACAGTCCGAGTTCGGTGTCCAGACCTTGAGCCTGAATGACGTACCACTCAACACGCTCGCAGCAGGCACCACACTCGCCCAGCAGTTGCGCGACAAATACAAAGACCCGGTATTCCGCTTCAACGAAATCAGCGTCGTGCTCAACGGGCTGTCGGAGGCGAACGCCCAAGCCGTCTCCACACTCGAAATAGGTGACCTCGTGTCTGTGACCAAGAGCTTCACCGTCGGCTCACCCACCACCGTGGCAAAGACGATGTACGTCGAGCAGATCACTCACAACATCACACCCAACAGCCACACCGTCACCCTCGGACTCGGCCAGGCGCAACTGCTCACCTTGTTCATCCTTGACACTTCCGCTCTTGACGACGTTGACGTTGGGCTAGGATAAGCATCACTATGGGAGCCAATGCACAGACCACAGTTCCCACCTTTACCGCTGGTCAGGTATTGACTGCTGCACAGGTGAATCAAATCAACACGGGTATTCCAGTTGCGGCTGGTACCGCTCAACGTGACGCATTGTTCGGCGGCACTGGCGAAAAAACGTTGGCTGAAGGTCAACTTGTGTACGTTGAATCCGTCGGCCTGCAATCGTACAACGGCAGTTCTTGGGTCACTTGGGGCACCGCACCATCATCTGGTTTGGCGGTGGTGCAGGCACAGACCACCGAAACGGCAGCTGCAACAGTGACCGATGATGGCGTGTTCACCTCGACGTATCGCAACTATCTGATTGTCGGCTCATTCAGTACCAGCAGCACCGGCACTGTCGGCGTACAGTTGCGCGCCAGTGGCGTGACCACGACGGCGAACTACGCCTACCAACGCATCACCGCTGCAGATGGCACGCTGTCTGGCGCTCGTGGTCATACGCAGTCCAACTGGGTTGTCGCGACTGCAACAAACGGCGCATTTCCTAGCGGCTTCGCGTTCTACATCTACCAACCGCAGATCGCAGCCGCTACACCGTTTTGGTTTCAATACAATCAACAGTCTGGAAACAACACGGACTCGCTTGTTTCCGAGTCACGAACAGGTACTCAGAACAGTTCGACGCAGTTCGACGGCATCATCTTCACGCCGAGTACCGGCACGATCACCATGACCTACACCATCTACGGATTCGGAACAACATGAAAACTTTGCACAACGGCGTCCTACGCGACATGACACCCGACGAAGTGGCAGAGATGCAGGCGACTCAAGCCGACATGAACGCCGCACTCGAAGCCGAAGCGGTTGCAGCCGACGCGAAAGCCGCTGCTCTGGCCTCGGCTCGCACGAAACTCGCTGCTCTCGGTTTGACCGACGCAGAAGTCGCCGCACTCCTCGGAGCGTGAAACGAGGGCTTATCGCCCTACCCGCCGTACTTCTCGCCTTCGCGTCACCCGCACAGGCGGATAACCAACCTGGGTTGGCATACACCGTCTGGGACAATCGCACCGGTCAGTTCAACCAATACAACGCCAGCCCGCCACTCCCACCAACCACCCCAATCATCGCTACCGGCGTAGCCCCACGCATCGAGTATCAGTGGGGCGGCGGCCCGATCATGGGCACCGACATCTCCGAGGATGTCGTCATCAGGTTCGAGGGTTGGATTGACCCGCCCACCGACGAAACCTACTACCTCTGCATCGCGTCCGACGATGGAGCAAAGATGTATCTCAACGACACGCTCGTGATCGACGACTGGTACGACCGTGGCGGCGACTGCGGGCAAACTGTCGACGCAGACTTCTCCGACGGTCAACCGAAAGAGCTCACCGTGTGGTGGTATGAGAACGGCGGCGGTGCGCACGTCACGCTGCTCTGGTACACCGGCAACGGTTGGGCCACCGCGCCCGAATCATGGTTCAGCGTCTTCGAGCCAGAGCCACCGGCAACCACCACCACGACAGAGGCAACGACGACTACGACCGAGCCACCGACAACGACCACAATCACCACGACCACGTTGCCACCGACCACTACGACCGAGCCGACGACGACGAACACCGAAGCACCGACTACAACTACGACTTCAACCACCACTACAACCACGACGACGACGGTCTATGTTCCGCCCGAGACCACTACCCCAACTACCACTACGACCACGACTTCAACCACCACTACGACCACTACAACTACGACCACGACAACTGAACCGCCGACCACCACGACCGAGGCACCAACCACCACGACCGAGGCACCAACCACCACGACTGTCGCGCCAACTACCACAACCACGATTCCTCCTACGACCACCACGACCGAACCTGCAACCACCACCACCGAAGCCACCACGACCACGACCACGACCGTCGCCCAGCCTGTTCCCAGCACCACGATTTACGTCGTCCCGGCTGAACCCTCCGTCGCCGAAGCAGTCAACGTCATCACCACCGCACCACTAGACGAGGTGCCAGTCGAGCAACTGCAAGAAGTGTTCGCCGCAATCGAACCAGAACTGCTCACCGCAGTCGAGGGTGAGGCAATCGCCCAGGCGTTGAACGACGCACCCGAAGAAGTCAAGGAAGCCTTCGAGGAAGAAGTCAACGTGTTCGCAGGCGTCTTCGACTCCTATCGGATGGTCGGCCAGAACATTGACGTCGGTCAACGTCGCACACTCATCGCCGTTGCGAATAGCCTTGTGGCTGTCGGACCAGCCCTGCGGCGGAGAAAGTAATGTTCAACAGATTGGGCAAAGAGATGCTCGCCCTCGGCTTCACCCTCGGAGCATCCGCCATCACCATCATGACGCTCTCCGGGGCGGTGCAGAACTGGGCGTTGTTCTTCACGTTTCTTTCGCTCGCACTACACTTGGCAGGCGTAGCAACCGAAGGAGAGAAAGACAATGACGACTGAAGTGAGCATCAAATCGAATCCGACCATCGCCAAGTTCTTCGACCTTGGCCAGAGACTCTTCTCGCTGTTCCTCGCCAACGCCCTTCCCGCGGTCACCGGTGGTGCCGTGCTCGGTGTCAGCGTCAGCAAAGCCGCAGCCCTCGCCGGTTTCATGGCGGTGATTCAGGTCGTGCAGAAGCTCGCAGCCGCGTCGACCGACGGAGAGTTGACGACCGAAGAAATCGCCGAGGCGTTCGGCAAACCAGCCAAGAAGAAGTAGTGGCATGCCACGCCCGAACTGGCCGGTCAAACCCGTCGTCTGGTGCGAACATCTCAAAGGCAAGAAACCGTCCGAGATAACACCCGACATGCTGGTGCCGATCACCGGTGGCGGCAAGCTCGAGAAATGTGCGGCGGAGCGTTGGGAACGGATGGTTGCGGCCGCGCAGGCTGACGGCATCACGTTGAAACCGACGTCGTCGGGTGACACGTTCCGCAGCATCGAGCAGCAGAAGGCCGGGTTCTTGGCGCGTTATGTGAAGCGTGAGATTCCAGGTCAGTCGAGCCGCACGTGGGAAGGTCGGACGTGGTGGTTGAAGAAGGGTATGGCTCCGATGGCTGCACCAATCGACGACCCGGCGAACGACAAGGCTCGCGGTTCACGTCACCTCTACGGCATCGCCGTCGACGTCGCCAACGCCAGCGGCCCGATACTCGAGTGGCTGCTCGCCAACGAGGAGAAGTTCGGTTTCAGCCACGAGGTGCTGGGCGATGCGAACGGCAAGGGTGCCGAGCCGTGGCACATCAGGCTGGTGAATCCGAATGCTTGACCAGGGTTGGGCTCTCGTCATCTCCGCGGTGGTGGCGGCGGTAGGTACCGTCATCGTCACCCTGCTCACCATGTTCCGTAAGGAGAACCGTCGGGATCACGGGGCGGTCATGGATGCCCTCGACCGGGTATCCACCACGGTTCAGCGGGTCGAGGGTAAGGTGGATTCACACCTCGAGTGGCACATAAAGGAGACAGGGAATGGGAGAGTTGTTCGACGCAATAAGGTCGGAGGCCGCAAAGCGTCCTAACGTCACGTCAACCGAGACGAGATTGGAAGCACATCTCGGCAAGGAAGGCTGGAAGGACTTTCAGAAAGCCTGCTTGGACAGGTCGTTCTCGACGTCGGTGATTTGTCGGGTCGTGAAATCTTCGGGCTTCAACGTCTCGTACTCCGCAATCCAGCGGATACGTGTCGACATCCAGAAGCAGGCCGAACAGTGACCGCGTATGACCACCAGCGGGAACTCGACGAACTCCAACGACTGCTCAAGAAAGCCCAGCAGGAAGCGGCGGCAAACAAGCGTCGCACCGACGACCTCGTCAACGCGGTCTACACAGCGGCGTATGAGGCCGCCAAGGCTTCCGGCAGAGGACTCGCTGTCAAGCGCCCTCCCGTGGATAAGCGACGCCGCAAGGCCGAAGTTGCGTTGATCCACGCCACCGACTGGCAGTTGGGCAAGAAGACCGTCACCTACGGCATCGACACCCTGGCGAAACGAATGGATTTGTTCGCCGACAAAATCGTTGAGATAACGAAGATTCAACGCCAAGACCACCCGGTCCGTGAAGCAGTCCTGATGCTCGGCGGCGACATGGTCGAAGGTGTCGGCATCTACGAGTCGCAGGTCTACGAAATCGAGGCACACCTGTTCGAGCAGCTCTTCGAGTGCGCACGCATCATCGAGAAACTGGTCCGCGACCTGGCTCAAGAGTTTGAGCACGTGCGCGTCGTCTGCGAGTTCGGCAACCACGGCCGCATCGGCAAATACGGCGTCATGCCCAAAGGCGACAACGTCGACCGCATGGCATACCGAATCGTCCAAGACAGAACCAAGGACATCGCCCACGTCACCTGGCAACAATCAGACAACTGGTACCAGCACTTCGCCATCGGTGCCTACAAGGTGCTGCTCGTCCACGGCGACGAAATACGCACCTACTCGGGCACACCGCTCTTCGGCATCATCAAACGAGTATCCGCGTGGGCTGCGGGCGTCGTACCAGCGTTCGACGACTGCTACATGGGTCACTGGCACAACCCGATTTCGGCGACCATCGGCAACGGCAACCGCGTGTTCATCACCGGCAGCCCGGAGAGTTCCAACGCCTACGCCGCAGAGCATCTCGCCGCCCAATCACGACCATCGCAACGCCTCCACTTCATCGACCCCGACAAGGGTCGCGTCACCGGGGAGTACGTCGTATGGCTCGACTAGAAGAGTTCGGCAGCCTCGCCCTCATCACCTGGCACGACACCCACAGCGACGACCAAGGCTGGCTCCACATCGGAGAAATCGACCCGACACCCTGCGTCGTCCACAGCGTCGGCTGGCTGCTACCCACCCACGAAGGCGGCAAACCAGACCACGTCACCCTCTACCAAACCCGCATCGAAGGCACCGACCAAATCGACTCCGTCGCCCACATCCCCGTCGGAATGGTCGTCAAAGTGAAGCTCTTGAATCGGACCGAGTTCAGGTAGGGTTTTCTTTGGATTAGCCAAGGAGGCGTCCACTAGGCTCGATGACGGCAGGTCCTCGGCCTCGGCGGGCGTCACGAGTCGACCGCCCCGCATCAGTTTCCTCCTTGGCTGATGCGGTCATACCTAGAACGGAGACACCATGAGAACCACCACAGCGGCCCTCATCCTTACCTTCGCCGCCTTCCTCGGGCTGATGCCAGCGATGGCGGCAGAAGCCCCGCAGACCGCACCAGAAGCGATTACAGCCCCGCAGAAGCCCAAAGCCACCACAACCACCACCCAAGCCCCAGAACCCCAGAGACGGCCTCTGGAGGTCGCTGACGGGCAATCCTGCCCAGGCTGGATAGACATCGCCCGTGAGGTCGGCTGGCCCGAGGCAGAGCTGCCGATGGTCGGGGCGGTGACCTACTTCGAGTCCCGATGCCTGAACACGGTGCGCGGGGACAACCAGGTCTCGTGGACCGCCTGGCAGATTCACACGAAGTCGTGGTGCCGACCGAACCGGTATTGGCCCGACGGTTATCTGCAAGCCATGCAAATAGTGACCCGCTGCGAAGACCTGCTCGACCCGCACACCTCCGCTAGAGCGGCCCTCGCCATCTGGCAGGTTGGCGGCTGGAAGCAGTGGACGACCTGGCGCAAAGCATCCACCACCTTGCAACCGTGATGCCCTATGGTCGAATCTGACCCAAAGGAGGGACAATGAAACCGACACACAAACTATGGATACTCACCGGCTTCACCGCCGCGTGGATCGGACTCTGGATGACAGGACCAGAGAACCCCGACGACACCTACTCGACGTGGGAGCTCTACCTGTTCGGCGCGGTGCTCATCGCCTGCTTCATCCAATCGGTTCGCATCTGGTCGGAATACTTCCAGCAGCGTGACGCCGACAAACTCCGAGAACTGTTGAAGCGCCGTGACCGAAACACTCGATAACTGGTCAAACGAAGACAACGTCTTCGTCCTACGCAAACCGAAGTGGCACGAACACGCACTCTGCTACGGCGTCTCAGGCGACATCTTCTTCGAGGAAGGCGTGAAGCGTCTCGTCATCGAAGCCAAGACGTACTGCAACCGATGCCCGGTACGAATCCAATGCCTTGAGCACGCCATCTCCAACGAAGAAATCGGTGTTTGGGGTGGACTCACCACCAAGGAACGCACCAAGGAAGCACGTCGCCGTCGTAGGCTCAAGGTTCATGGCCCATCCAAATAAACGTAAAGGCAACGCAGCGGAGCTTTTAGTAGCGAAATGGCTACGAAAGTACGGATGGGTGAACGCCGAACGCAGCCGTGCCGGTTGGACCGACGACCGTGGCGACATCGACGGCCTGCCAGGCGTCTGCATCGAGGTCAAAGCCGAGAAGAAGATTGACTTGGCGGGCTACATGAAAGAGCTCGCCAACGAGATGGGCAACGCACGCGCCTGGACCGGCACCGTCATCGTCAAACGTCGCGGCAGCCAAGACGTCGACGAATGGTATGCGGTCATGCCAGCCAAGGTGTGGGCCGAACTGCTCGCTATGCTTGACCGTCCTACACCGCCCCGCTAAGGTTCTCTCACTCCCAATAAGCCCACAACAAGGAAAGGCCCGCCAGCCCAATGACAAACGCCGACGAGTTCACGACCGCCGAAGCACCCAAAGACCGATGGGGTCGCTACCGCATCATCACCACCAGCGGTAAAGAAACATCGTTCACCCGCGTCACCACCATCGCCAAATGTCTCGACGACGAAGGCGCACTCACCGCGTGGAAAGGTCGCATGACCGCAACAGGTCTCGTGCACCGCAACGACCTCCTTGTCGCCGCATCAACATGTCTCGACGACAAACAATCACTCGACCGCATCGTCCAGCAAGCAATCGAAGCCGCGGGTGCATCAAGCAAAGCGAACATCGGCACCGCGCTGCACCAACTCACCCAGGCGATTGACCTCGGCCAGAAGCCCGCAATCCTGCCCGGTCTGCAAGCCGACGTCGACTCCTACGTCGCAGGCATCACCCGACACGGCGTCATCATCGACCCACGCCTCGTCGAAGTGCTGCTCGTCAACGAGAAGTACGAGTACGCAGGTACCGCTGACCGCATCGCCCGATTCCGCAACCGCAAACGCAAACAAATCTTCGATCTGAAGACCGGCAACATCGAGTACGCGATCAACGCCATCGCAGTCCAGATGGCGATGTACGCCAACGCCGAATACATCTACGACTGGCGCACCAAAGAACGCACACCGATGCCCGAACTCGACAAGACCCGCGGCGTCATCATCCACCTCCCAGCCGGACAGGCAAAGTTCGACCTCTACGAACTTGACCTCGTCGCCGGGTGGGAAGCCGCCAAGATGGCGATGGACGTCCGCGCCTGGCGCAAGCGTAAAGACCTGCACATCAAAGTGCATGCGGAGGCGGCGGCCACAGACGGAGTTCCGCCCACAACTGGAGTCGCCGCCTCTGCCGACCTCAACCAAAGCGATGCGCTCGCCCGCATCTACAACCTGCCCGTCGCCGCACGCGAACTGTTGAAAAAGACGTGGCCCGTACCCGGCGTGAAACTGCCAGACATGAACGAAGCGCAGCTCGACATCCTGCTGGCACGCATCGTCGAGTTGGAGACCGAGCACTCCGCGCCGTTCATGCCCGACCCCGACCCGCTGCCCGTCAAGAAGAAGCCAGCGGTCAAGAAGAAGGCGGTCAAGAAGTGAGCGCCAATCTGCCGTCACCGTCATTCGTCAAGTCCTACGTCAATCACTCCTTCCCGAGAGTGCAAGCAGTGTTCTTCGAGTTGCGTGAACTCATCACGACGCCGAAAGACCGGTGGACGCCCGAACAGAAGAAGTGGTGGGCATCCGTCAACATCTGCCTCGGTCAACTTGAATCCGAACTTCGCGAACAGAAGAAGGTGAAGAAGTGAGCATCCTTGAAGGTCAACTCGTTCCACCCGCAGACGTCGCAGTGTTGAAGCAACGCTTCAACGCAATCAGCGACACCCTCCGCGCCGAGATACGCGAAATCTCCGACGAAGCGTTCGGTGCAATCAGCATGAACCCGCCGACCGAACGTCGCGTCGGCATCGCACGCATACTTCTCGAAGTGGCCGAACAGGAAGGCCACATCGACAAAGACCTGGTGAGAAGCATCTGCACGCTTCGCACCGGGAAGCACTACCCGAGTGCAGGATTCGCCCTGGCGGATTTGTCATGGATCGACGCCGAACGAGTTTGGTCGACGTTCCAAGACATCTACGCGGAGCGGGTCGAGTTGGAATACATCCCAGAAAGCAACCACTACATCATCAAGGAGCATCATCATGACCGATGAGTTCATGCAATCAACCGCAGGCGGCCCCAAACTGCCCGCACTCAAGTTCACCAAGGTCGGTGACATCCACACGGGTGTCGTCACCGCGGTGACCAAACTCGAGGACCGAGACCCGGCAGGGAACGCCAAGACCTACGACAACGGCGACCCGCGCTACGTCTTCGTCTTCACCCTCGACCAGCCGACCGGCGCATCAAACCTGTGGGTGCGCGGCCAGATGGTCAAAGCCATCCGCGAAGCAGCCGAGAAGGCGGGCGTCTCCACGCTCGTCGGCGCAACCCTGTCGGTGAAATACACCGGTGACGGAGAGAAGAAGTCGGCTGCGTTCAACGCACCGAAGCTCTACGCCGCCAAGGTCGAACCCGCCAAGCAGGACGACTCCAAGGAGATGTGGTAGTGACCACCGAGGTCACGCTCGCCGCCCTCGGTGGCGTCGTGGCCTTGTGGTTCGCCCTGCTCTGGCTGGCCCTGCGTCAGCCGGGGCGGGGCACCCGCAACACCGAACATGACGAAGCAAGAGATTCGTGACGCAATCGAGTTCCTCCAACGTGTCTTCGTCGGCCCGACCGACGTCGACCGGCTGGAGGCAGCAATCAAAGCACTCAAAACAGAACTAGCCAGGAGGAACAAGAAATGACCTACGACCCCGACATGCTCCGCCAAATGAACGAGGAGGCACAACTTCGCATCGCGGAACTATCCACCGCGCTCGAAGGTGTGACCGACATCCGCGACAACCTGGAAGACAGCCTCAACGCTGCGATGCACGAGATTGACGCCTACAAGAAACACGTTGAGGTGCTCGAGGCCACGATCAGCCGTCTGCGTCTCCACATCGCCCAAGGTGTCGAACTATGACCAACCTCATCATCCTCTTGAACGGCATCGTCGTAGGCATGCTGGTCTACAAGACCGACCGTCTCCGCCACGAAGTCAACAACCTCGCCAAATCCCAACTCCAACTCGTTGACGTGCTTCAGCGTCTCATCAACCGCATCGGAAGAAAAGAATCGTGAACCACGCCTACGCCCAACCCGACCACGACCCGATGGCAGGCGCAGACATCCTCACCGAAGCCCACCACCTCATCACCGGGCCACGCCAAAACGAATACTCACACCCATTCGACGACTACTACAAAGTCAAAGAACTGTTCCACACCATGACCGGCATCATGCTCACCGTCGA